CAGGTGTTTTGGGAGCTATTATAGTCTGCTCTTTCATCGGCTTGAATACAACACGGATAGAATTTTGTCCAATTATATTTGACTCTTGTACTTCAATTCTTTTTATTTCTTCCAAGTGAGGACCAATCTGCATATAGATACGTGCATTAGATATGGCGTTCCCTTTTTTACCATTAGTAAATTGTTCTAAGTATTCCTGTAGATGTTTAACAAACATTATTGACTTTATAGGACAGTTACCTTAAATTGTCAACCATGGGAGTTCCAAAGAGATTAACAGAAATGCAACAACGCTTTGCTGAGTTCTTAGTATTCGGTGATGAGAATGGACCACTGACACAGTCAGAGGCAGCATTGAAGGCAGGCTATTCACCTAAACGTGCAAGACAAGAAGGATCAGAATTATGCAATCCAAAACTATCACCACTTGTTGTAAAATATATTGGTGAGTTAAAAGAAGAAAGAATCAAGAAACATGAAGTGACCTACGAAGGGCACATTGCAGAGCTTGGTAGACTTAGAGAAGCTGCTTTGAAGAAAGGCTCTTTCTCTTCTGCTGTAAACGCTGAAGCAAATCGTGGAAAGGCAGCAGGACTATACATAGACAGAAAAATAATAAAAACTGGTAAACTAGAAGATATGTCAGAACAAGAATTAGAAGCAAAGATGAAACAAATTTTAAACGATTACTCACAGATAATTAACGTGACTCCTGAAAAGAGTGAGTCCGAAGACTCACCCTCTCGAATCGACTACTCCTCAGAGTCGTCATCTTCATCTGATTGATCTGCAACAGATAATACGATCTCGCCGTCCTCGACTTTAATTTCGATTTCATTGTTCTCGATCATATCTTTTACAGTGTCTTTGATAGCATCTTGTAATGACATGTTTAGCTCCCTATAGTTTGGTTATTTTGGTAACCCATGGAGTAGGTATCATAGTCCTATCACCAAAAGTTATACCGTCATCATCTTTATCATAACTTGCAAATAATTTTATGAATTTTTTATTTTTTTCATACAACCAACCTTCATTCACAGGATACGATAACTTCATCTTATCAAACTCTTTCTCATTAGCCCAGCCAGAGTCACTTACGCAATCGACCCACTCCACTCTGACTTTTTGAAAAGGTATGTCCGGTGTGGTTTCAGTGTTAACAGCTTTACGTCTTTTTCTAGGCATAATACTCTATAGCATATAGGGATTTAAAAAGTTTAAAAAATTTTAGAAAAAACGACTCGCGCGCGCGTAGGGCATCTGTAAGTACAAAATAATCTGTCCACCTAAACATAATCTGTACCATGATCTGTCCACCCTAAAGTCATATATACCAACACTTCTAGACCAAAAGTACAAAAGTACACTTTTTTTTGCTACTTTTTTTAAAAAATTTTTTAAAACTTTCTAGATCCCTATAGTATAGCTTTTCCTGTCCCATTTCTGCCATAATGTAGCTCCATTACTGCCAACTTCTCTTCAGCTGCCGACATATCAGTTAATAGTTTATCTATTTCAAGGGTAATATCCGGATGTTCCGGGATCACCATCTCCTGGTCACTGTAGCATCGTATCTTATACTTACAGTCCTCTATGATAGCCTGGTATCTTGCTACCATGACATTTCTTAATCGTTCGTTCATTTCCACCTCCTCATTATAGTTGTACCATCTTTCTTTTTATATATCTTCCATGACTTTTGCCCGTCAAAGTAATATCCTTCTAGTGTCATTTGAAGTCCTCCTCTTTCATTTTTATGTTTGCTTTCTCTTTCTCATCAAATTTTAGGTCATGATACATGTCCAATCTTTTGAGAAACTTATGTTTATATTGCCTTAATTCTGCCCCAGTTATGACAAACTCCTGATAATATAGGTCAGGAGTACATACCATTATTACACCCTTGTTTATGGCAGAATTGTGAACATAGTCATGGGCCATGGCGTATGCTGCAATCTGCAGGTAATAATCTTCTATCCATTCTTTCTTCTTCGGCCTGTTAGCCTGTTTAAAATCTACAATAGTATCTTCACCATTGTGACTGCAAACCAAGTCAGTAGACCCAGCGTATAGCCCAGGATAATACATCGTAACTTCCGAGCCGTAATACTCTTCCACCGGTGCAAGACCAATCTCAATAACTTTTTCGGCCATGGACTTCGCCTCTTGTCCGAGCCCTGTAAGATCATCGTAGCCAGTGCCGAGTATATAATGCTCCAGGAATTTGTGCATAGCAGTTCCCCGTGCACTAGATACATTCTTGATTCGTGTCGCTTCTTGTTCTCCAACTTTGGCCGTCCAGTCTTTTAGAAATTTTTGGTCTTTGGTTTTGCCTAATATAGTAGTTACACTAGGAAGTCTATAGCCTGCTACATCATAGATCCGTGATCCATGGTCCATGCTCTGTGTGCCGTTGACGTAGCTATATTTCTCACTCTTCTTGATCGCTTTACCAATGTTATGGTACTCGGCTATGTCTTTATCGCTCATCATTTTTTCTTTTCTTTTCAAGAATTTTGACATGTTTTCTCCAGGCCCACGAATTAAGTTGACCGGCATGTTTCATTATAAAATGTAAAAAGGTATAAATATATTTATCAAACATTATTCTAAACTCATGGCTAATTTATATTCTTCTAAACTTACTACTTTACCATTCATCATCTTTCCAGGTAAGCTGTCACCATAGTGATCAATAATCTTTTGAATACCTTCCATCTTTACATGTATGTATGGCCAAAACAATCGTGCAACAAGATACGCGTCTCTAAACTGACATCTCCAACGCCATTGTTTTTTATAACCTTTAGTATATTCAGTCTTGTATCTTTTCTCTCCAACTGTACCAACACCCAAGACTTCATGAACATAACGTAAAACAGATTCATCCGTCATTGCCATCTCCATACGTATAGACCAGGTAGGATACGCTTTCTTATTATGAGGTCTCTTTCTCATGTACTGTTTGTATTGTATGTGACCTTCGCCATCAAACAATCCTGCAATATAAGCTATATCAGTTTCACTGACCATCAGTTACTCCTGTATATATACCTGCACCTATATTAATTAGATCAGTTGAGTTTAGGCTGCAGTGACTTAAGCAAAGGGTGAGAATCAAAATACTCATCAAATTCCTTATCATGTACTTCTCCTTTCGAATTGCAAGTAACACATTGCATCACTGTGTCGTTTGCAGGGTTAGCGGCTCTGTAAACTTTAACAAAGCCATTGCCTTGACAATTAGGACAAATCTTTTTTTGATCCATCTTCTTCAACCGGTTTTAGTGATGCAATCATCGCAATAATTTGTGCTACTTCTGCGTAGGGTCTTGCCATAAGATATTTTAAAAGTTGTTCTCTTTGTTCTTTTGTCATCTGTAACATTATTTTTGCCTCATCTTTCCATTAAGTTTTTTTGCTTTTTCATTTGCAATCGACTCTATAGTTTTACTAATTGACAATTGTGCATCGGGCAATAATACCTTCGACAACGCAATTAAAGTCTTGTATGTTTCATGTGTTAGTGAAACATTGCGATACTTAGATATATCAGTCATGTTGTTCCTTTCGTTTATTAATGATGATAATATAGGATTATAATATTAAAAGTCAATGGTTAAATATTTTTTATTAATGGTTATTTGTAGCGGTATACCTGGTAATGATTGCAGACCTATACCCGTTCCTAATGTGCAGTACGATGAATATCATGAGTGTATTATATATGGCTATGACTACTCCAGTGAATTATTGAAAAGTTTAGACCCACTAACAATCAATGAGTTTGAAATGTTTACTAAATTTGATTGTATTGAAGATAAAATTATTTAATTACAGATACAACCCATAAAATCACCACTACCATCATTCATCATATGTACGTTCCAATCACTATGATACGTTGTTAACTTTAATCTTAGGATATCGCATAGGTCGAAGCAATCTAGGTTTGCGAATAACGCGATATGTTCCATCATCTGCTTTGACACTGGGATTAATTGGTATAACCCGTCGTTTAATATTATGAGGTCCATTACTCCACTCCTTTACTTTTCTATACCAAAGATAAAAATACTTCTTATCTTTGGTGTCGTTGTACTTTCTCGCTATGTTGTCTAGTTCCTCTGTTGAGTTCACCATTTGATGTTCCTTTCTCTATAATTTTTTTAATTGAATGTGCTTTTAAAGTTACATCAACACCATAAGGTTTCCATGCTTTCTTCATTAGATTTAATTCTAATAAAAATGTGGACCATTGGCCTTGTGATATTCCATCAACATTAAGTGTCACTGTTTTCATTCTTCAACCTCCTCATAGTTTCATGCATTCTTTGTAATTTAAATACACTGCAGTTTAAAACAAAGAACGCAATATCATCTCGCATTGCTTTTTGCTCTGCATGCACTTTTGCTTTGTTCTCTTGTTGCACCATATCGATGCCCCATTTAGTTTGATCTGTCATATTCTTCCTTTCATTCTGTATATATAGGATATTATATGATGTTTGTCAACGGCCTTGGCCATTATATTTTTTAAATTGTCTTCTTTTATGTTTGTTCATTTTTGTAAGGCTAGGATTTCTACCTATGCTTGTCTTATGAAATATGGGCTCGTGCTCTATTTTTGCGTATAAACCCTTAGATTTTTTTGCCATCTTCTTTCATTTCTTCTGTGGCTAAATCAATTGGTAAGTAACTAATCTTACCATTTACTTTTTGTTCTATATCTCCACCACAATTTAAACACCTATAATAGTCATGCACTACAGATATTAATAACGTATGCTCTGT